ACTCTGGCTCTATAACTTGTACAGGCGCTATTACTAGTGCATCAGTATCTTAATTAATAGAATAAAATAGGTAAACATTATGAATAAAAAAAGAGGTTATTACACCACTATGCTAGGTGGTAAACAGCGCACCCTACATTTTAGCTTTAATTTCTGGGCTAATCTTACAGATGATTTAGGCATAAGCCTAGAACAAATAGGCAGCATATTTGAAAAGGGCTTTAATATGGCTGCTTTTCGCAGTATTATATATTCTGGGGTTTTAACATACCACCAAGAAAATAATTTAGAAATAGATTTTAATGTTTATAATGTTGGTAGCTGGATGGATGATTTAGAGGCTGATGAAATAGAAAAGATTTTAACTGCCATGATGGAAACTAGAATTTTAGGGAATGATTTAAACATGGGTATTAAACGTAATACTGATACAAAAAAAAAGCCGAAAGCAGCAACCAAAGCGAATCCAAAGCCAAAGGCGTAGAGCTGCATAATTACTGGGATAATTTAACGGATTATTATATAGGTCAAGTAGGTATCATGCCAGATATTTTCTGGCGCTGTACATGGAATGAGGCCCAGCTACTAGCTGAGGCTTACCATGTTAAGCAAAATTTAGAATGGGAGAGGGTCAGATATTTAGCTACCATGATGTATAATACTAAGGTAGATAAAAAGCATAAAATGATAGACCCTACAAAGCTATTTAATTTGCCACAAGATAAGCTGAGAGCTGATAAGATTAAGGCCAATGCACCCACACCTCAACAAACCAGAGAATTTGCCCAAAAGGTAGCTAATTTACAAAATAAAACTTTGTGGAAAAAATTGTAAATTTGTTAAAAACTACAAGACATGGCATCTGCAAAATTAAGATTTGATTTAATAGCTAATACTAAAGGATTTACTGGTAAACTAAATGCAGCTGGTAAACAAACACAAGCCTTTGGTAGAAAAATGCAAGGCATGGGCCGAAGTATGATGAGCAGTTTTACGCTGCCTTTGGCTTTGGCTGGTGGCGCTGCTATAAAAATGGCTATGGACTTTGATAGGTCCATGACCATGATAAAGACCCTAGTAGGGCGTACTGATGCAGAGGTAGCTAAAATGAGTGTAAGCGTTAAGCAAATGTCTAAGGACTTTGCTATAAGCTCTAAAGAGGCTGCTGATGCTCTTTATTTTATCACCTCAGCTGGTTTAGGTACTGAGGATGCTATAGATACTTTAAGGGTTTCAATGAAAGCAGCTGCACTAGGTTTAGGTGAAACTAAAACTATAGCCTCACTTACCACTGCTGCTATGGCTGCCTATGGTAAGGAAAATTTAAGCACAGCTAATGCTACTGATGTATTAATGGCTGCTGTAAAAGAGGGTCGTTTAGATGCCTCACAGCTGGCAGATTCTATGGAGTTAGTTATAGATAGTGCTAATGTTATGGGCGTAGAATTTCATGAGCTGGGCGCAGCTTTTGCAGCTGTATCTAGAACTAATAAAAATGCCTCTGTAGCAGCCACTGGATTAAGACAGGTATTAATGCAAGTGTTAAAGCCTAGTGAGCAAGCTAAAGAGCAGCTACAGGCTTTAGGCCTTAGCGCTGCTGGAGTAAAGCAAAGTATAGCAGATGATGGCTTATTAAATACGCTTACCATGCTTACTGATAAATTCAAAGGTAATGATGAAGCAGTAACTAAGGTATTTGGTAGCGTGAGAGCCTTACAGCCAGTATTATCTTTAACAGGTGCAAACGCTGAACAGGTAAGGGGTATTTTTGAGAGGATGAAAAATACTAGTGGTGCTGTAGATGGTGCTTTTACAAAATTACAGCAGAGCGCTGATTTTAGATTAAGAAAATCGTTAAATGCTTTGCGTGAGGATTTTGTAAGTTTAGGCGCTAATTTATTAGGCGTTATAGGTCCAGCTATATCTAAAGTAGCTGGTTTTGTATCTAAATTATTTGCTAAATTTCAGGGCTTAGATGGCTCAACTAAAAAATTTATAATAGCTGGCGCTGCTATTGCAGCTGCTTTGCCTATAATTATAACTTTAGTAGGTGGTTTAATAAAAGTATTTGGATTATTAATAACGCCTGTAGGATTAATAGCAGCTGCCTTAATAGGTATAGCTATAATTATATATAAAAACTGGGCGCAAATAAAAACCAAATTAGTAGAGATAGCAAATTATTTCATAGTACTATATAATGAATCCATGGGCTTTAGGATTATAGTAGAATCTATTAAAATGGCATTTAAAACAGCCTTTGGGTATGCTAAAATGCAGATAAGTAATACTATTACTGCTATAATGACCATAGGCCGATTTATAAAAGATATTTTTGGTAGTGCTGGTAAAATTATAAAAGCTGCATTTACTTTAAATATGGGTGATTTAAAGGCTGGCATAAGTGAGCTAGGCACTAATTTAGGTAAGAGCTTTGATAAGGGATTAGGTGAGGTAGATGATAATATAAATACTTTTATTGATGATACTAAAAAAAATATACAAAATGGCTTAAAAAATGTAATAAATCCTACTGAGGTATCTTTAGTAGATGAGAGTATTTTTAATGGTTTAGAGGATGGCGCTATGAACGCCATGAGTAAAGTAAATAGCTTTTTTGGTAGCGCTGGCACTGGTGGTGGTGGTGGTGGTGATGATGCTGCTGCTGATACTGGTGGTGGTGGTGGTGGTGGCTCTATAGTACCTAATACTGATGGTGATGTAATACAGGTAAATAAACTAGCACAAGCTATGGAACAGATGGGCTTTACAGCTCAAAGCGCTAGGGAGAGTGTTATGAGTAGCTTTAGCCAGTTATCTGGTGGTATAGTAGAATCTATGGGCCTAGCTGGTACAGCTTTAGGTAATTATGTCAATCAAGTTTTAAACATGGTCCAAGAGCATTTAGTAGGTAACATGACCATTTTAATGAGTGATGAAGAAAAGGCAGTACATAAAGAAACTACAGCAGCTAGAGAGGTGGCTGCTGAGAATGTAGTAACTGCTACTAAAACTGCTGGAGTAGCTACAGCTGTAACCTCTAATATAACTAAACAGGTATCAGATACTACTAGTGCTGCTACCAGCTTATCAGCTGCTACAGGTGAAGCTACTGGGGATGCTGTAGTATCTGCTGGTAAATCAGCTAAATCATTTGGCCCAGCTGCTGCATTTGTGCTACCAGCTTTAATAGCTGCTGCTGTATCAGTGGTAATGAAGTCAATGAAAAAAGCTAAAAAGTTTAAAGAGGGTGGTATAGTTAGTGGCACTACTCTGGGTATGGTCGGAGAATACGCTGGCGCTAGGAGTAATCCAGAGGTAATAGCGCCACTAGATAAATTAAAGGGTATGCTGCCTAGCTCTGGCGCTACTAGTGTTAATGTAGGTGGTGAATTTGTTGTAAATGGACAGGATTTAGTTTTAGCCCTAGGCAGAGCTAATGAAAATGGTGAAAGATTATAAATAAAAAAATATGGCTAAATTTTATAGTGATTCTTATAATACTAGATACAGGCTTTATTTTGCCGATATTAATGGTAATCCAAAACGATTAGATATAGACCAAAAAAACTGGGGTTTGCAGTTTTATGATTATACTTTAAATTTTAGCGCAGCTGATGCTAATGTAAGAATGAGCGCTAATTATATAGGTTTAGATGGTAAAAGCACATTTATAACTTTATTGAGAGGTAGCAGCGCTAATATTACAGCAGCATCTGGTACTATACAGGTAGATGAATTAAGCCAACCAGCTACAGCTAGTAATTTTAGTATTATTACTGAGGATTTTGTAAGTGGTACAGCTGGTGGCATACAGGAAATTATAGGTACTAAAGACCCAGTAATATTAAAATATAATACTGGTGAGCTTTTTAAAAAGACCATTTTAAGTAGCAAGTGTACTATTAATCTATATAAAATGTTTGATGATGAATTTATAAAATTTCATGAATTTCCAGAAAAGGAATTTAAAATAAGGATTTATAATGGCATCACTAAAAGCCAGTACTGGAAATTAAATTTATTATGCCCTAAAACTAATCAGCAAGCCTACACCTCAGACCCACTAAACTACTGGGAGAGGGTAGCAGCTGTAGATGGTGAGTATTTATGTGAGGGTACTGAAACTGATATAGATGCTAATTTTCAGAAATTTGCTACTAATAAATCTAAATTTATAGATAGGATTTTATATGATGGTGGTATAGTAGAGAGTGAGGGTGCTATTTTAGCTAATGAAATTAATGAGGTTACTGATTCTTATTACCAAATGTATTGGCAAGGGTATTTAGTGGCTGATACATTTAAAGAAACATGGAAGCCCTACCCATATAAAATACAGCTAGTGGCCTTAGATATGCTAGCTACTACAGCTGAAATGCGCATAAATCCCTATGGATATAATAGATTAGGTGGCGCACAGAGCCAGCCTGTAGACCCAGCAGATAAACAAAATAATCAAACTTATGATATAGTAGATATGCTAGGTAGATATTTTTTACGCCAGCAACCCACTGAATCTATTAGTAGTGGCTCTACAGATGTTAATATAGTAGGTCCAGATGATTCATTATATCAATATTTTTTTGTACAAATGGATGGCCTAAGTACTACTGAAAATATTAGCGTAGATTTTAATAATTACTATGGTTTTGATGATAGATTTACCTATGGTGAGAGTGCAGCTGGTGAGGCTGCTAGAAAAAATGTAATAGGACAAAATGTTATTTTTAATGATTCTTATGCTGTTAGAAAAGGTAAGGATGTTATAGAAAACCTTTTACAATATAAAAACGCTAGGCTATATCAGTGCTGGGGTCAGATAGTTATAGGATTAGTAGGTACTGAAAATGGTATTTTAGATGAGCAGCCTAGTACTCAGAATTTTAATGATGGTAATACCGATATGATGAAAGGCCTAAAAGCTGATGTAACTAATTACTTTAGTAATCCATCTGCTAACAGGTCTAAATATTTTAAAATTATGCGCAGACCAACTGCTAGATTTTCTAGCACTGGTAATAGTGGCTTACAAAATACTAGGGGTACTGGTGGTACTAATGTGGCTGGGTATATGGGCCAGCCTATGGTAAAGAAAATAAAAAGAGATATACAGCCTATAAAAAATGATTTTAAAGTAGAATATTTAGCGCCATTTAAAGAGGTAAATAGTGAGGTAGATAGAGGCGTATTAAATAATGAAATAGGCCAAGTGGCTGCAAACCCTACATTTGAGTATAATGGTGGTAATGATAAAGAGGGTGGTGATTTTGTGGTAAATGAAAATCCTAAAACTGGTAGGCGCTGCTTTAAAGATACCAGTTACTTTTTTAGTTTACCTACTAGCAGCTCTGGTAATTACTTATATAGAATTACCACAGATGAGCGTACTTTTAATTCATCTGGCCAAGACCAAAGGCTAAGATTAAACATAGGAACGCCAAAAATAGAGGTTAAATTAGATTTTTATGTACAATGTAATGGCGCTCACCCAGATGCTAGATTATATTATTTTGTAGATTTAGATTCTAGAGAAATCCGTACCACACCTACTAATGAAAGGGATTATTTCTATGACCAAAAGGATAGGCGCTGGGAAAAAACTACCAGATTAAATTACTATGAATTAAAAGGCGCTGATGATTATAATAAGTGGAACAGCATTAATATAGCTGTAGATAAGTGGGATTTATATAATGCCCAGCCTAATGGTCTATCTTTTTTAAGGGGTCGTATAGGTTTTCTAGCTTTACGAATGATGAGCAGTACTAATGTTAATAATTTTGAAGCTCTTTATATTGATAATATGGGTATTAGCGTAGATTATATGAACGCTAAAAAAGTAGATTTAAGAGTTATAAATACTGCTACACCTAATACAAAAGTATTTAAAAATAAACAGCTGCCATTAAGGAATATTAATGAGAGAGGTGATGGATTTGATTGGGAAAAGCAAGGTACTAGCGCTAATGTATATAATGGTAATTTAGTAGATACAGCTTTAGAGCAGTTAAGCCTATTTAGCATTTTTGTGCCTAGATATGAGTTTACCTGTAGAGATAATTATAATGATTTTAATATGGCTAATGATTTATATGTAGATTTTGAAAATCAAAAGGATGATAGTTTAACTTATTTAGATGGCTTGACTATAAATATTAAATCAAATGATATAAAAGTTATAGCACATAAAGGCACATTAAATAGTTTAAATTCTAATAATTGTAGTACTTATGTTGAGGATGTTTAATACATAAAACAGCAAAAAAATGATTTGCCCACACTGCATTTTATTACTTTTTTTTAGCCTTTTTTTAGCCATTTTTAAACCTTTTTACCAATATATACAAATCCCATTTAAGGCCCTTTTTAAGCGTTTTAAGAAACTTTAAGGGGTCTGGCTTATCAGTATATCAAAAATCCTAGAAAGTTTATTAGCGTTAAATTCCCTTTGTACATAAGGCCAAAAATTCTTTGCTTTTCTATTTTACATAATATTTTAAAAAACCTTTATTTTGTAAGTAAATTACTACTTTAAAAAAAATAAATTTTGTAGTTTGAAAATAATTTTTAATCTTTGTATTTATTAACTTTAATATAAAATCATGGATGTAAAAAATAATCCTAAAGTACAATGTGTACAGCTAATAAGTGCAATATTGCAAATCCCACAAAGCGAAATTTTGACTAATAAAACCTTAACAATTTCAGAAATTATAAAATCTGAAAATGGTAATGATGGTGGTTTAGTGCCATTTGATTTATGGCAAAAGCTACAAATTTCAATAGGTGAAAAAACTAATTTAATGTAATTATGGTAATAATAAATGAAACCTTTGAGGCGT